TTTAAACCAGCCATTTGTTCGTTTCCACATTGCGTGTGCCTGAACTCCGTAATTGGGGGTATTTAGCACCCCGTCTATGTCGAGAAATATTACATTCATTTTTAGTAATTAAAATAAAGGTATTCTTATAACACTATGTTTCTGATATGGCCATTTAAGAATATGACAGCTCAATACTTTTTTGGTTTGAATCTATCTTTACAGTTTCAATTATGTTTGGGTAATATTTACGCCCTCCAAACTGACTGAATGACATACAGCACCCCATTGATTCAAGTTCGTGCTTTATAAGATTTAGTTGGAAATGTTCACTGAATAAATAGTGTTGTATTAATGCATTTCAAAAACCAAGTCGAATCACAGAACTTTTTGAAGCCTGAGCAGAATATCTGAATCAACCGCAAACTTGCCATTTTCTAGCCCTTTTATTGCTCCTAAGCTTAGCCCAGACTCTTCGGATAGTTTTGTCTGGTCAAGTCCTCGCTCGGCTCTTATCTCGGCTATTTTGGATCCGATTAGTTTGCGGAATTCTTGTCTTTCGTCCATTTAGTATTGTTCTGTTAAAATATACTCTCCAAGTTTAATAAGGACATCTAGTGCTTCTCCAACCTGTTTAGGACTATATGGCATTTCGTTTCCCTCTCCACGCCTCCACGCGTTATGCTGTTTAGTGATTTCGACCGCTTCGGATAGCTCCATTAGCTTAGTGATTTAAAGTAATCTTCCATCGTGCCAAGATCATATTTTACACGCTCTTCTTTTGTTGGTTCACGTTCATCATCGCACATTGTACATCGCATTTTTGAAGCGCATTTTGGGGATGTATGAGTCGGTTGATAATCATGTTCATGCCCATTTAAGCAGTCGGCCTTTTCTGGCGAATAACTAAACGAAATATGAGTCTGAAACACAAAGTATTTTTCGCAATTTCCGCACTGCATTTGATGCGTTTCGTCTTGTGCGTAATTTCTTCCTTCGTCATGATCGACATCTTGCGATATTCCACAATAAGGGCATTCTATGTCTTTCATAGCTTTATGATCTCAGGAGAAATAGTTTTGATTTCAACGTCTCATGACCCTCAAATTCAATAAACAAACTCATATGCGTTTGTTGCTCGGTTACGGTCAAGTTCATGGCGTAAGCAATTGAACGAGCGTCTTTTATTTCCTCTTTACAGAAGTCTTCGAACTCTGTTTTTACTTCCAGAGTTTTAGTCTCCATTCCGGTGGTTCGCTCGCAATAGTAATCTACTTTGATAGGTGGTTCGTACATGGCTAAATAGTTTTGCTTAAATAATTCCTTCTATTACAACCAAAATAAGCTCGTCTGCTGGAAGACCAATTTCATGATCCCCAACGTAGAAGTATATTTTATAATCAATTTGCTCTGCCTCAAAGTCTTTGAAACCATCTTCATTTCCTTTTAAGGCTTTTTGTAAAGAAGTTGAGGCAATAGTCACAATGTTATTATTCCCCAGGTCAATTTCTCTGGAAGGGTAACTTTCCCCTTCGAACTCAATAAATTCAAACTCAGGGAGTGATTTTTCCTCGGCAAACTCTCTGATATGGAAGTGAATATTTTCCCAATTGATGCCGATGTTACAGTCGTGATTGTTTTCAATACTATCTGCAATTTCCCTTGCTTGCTTATCGTCTATCAAGTAACCGCAAGTTTTTGCAGATTCTACAATGTCGGTAAGCGTCCAAGTAATACCGAAGTACCCAGCATTGATAAGAACTTGTATTGCTTCTACTAAATCGGGCTTTATTTTAGAGTATTTAGAATTTTCCATGATTGAAAATAGTTTTGCAATTAAATGGTTTGAAGTGTGTTACAGATGCGAGTTGTTAAAAGATAGATTGCGTCAATGTCGGACATGCCTAAAGTGTTCTTAAGCTTAATTTGGTTGTCTCCGTCTGGCTCGTACTTCAAGTAGTTCACGTACACATAATCAATGTCGTTATTGATCCAGTCGATTACGTTTTGATTTAGTTCTTCATGTGTCAGGAACTTTTCAAGCGTGTCTAGCATCGACCGAACTACTTTTTTAGGCTCAATTTCAAACAAAGACAATTCTTTGAAGTACCTTTTATCTAAGATATTGGCCTCTGCAATTAGATGTCCTTCATATTTGAAATATATCTCTCCTTTATGGTCTGGAGTGCATTCTGTGTAGATAGCTCCTAATTCGTAGCTGTCTGGATATTCTTGGATTAATTCGAAATTTCTCATAATAGTTTTGCAGATCACTTTGAAACTGTCAAATATTTGCGGTACTTATTCCCTTTTTTCGAGACTTTGGTTTGGGCGTTCGCTACATTTACAGCACAGAATAATGCGATTGATAAAATTAGTTTTTTCATGATTAGATAAATTTAGGGTGAATAATAGCAACCATTTTGACTCCTTCGACCGTCACAAGTGCTTGAAAAGGTCTATGATTTTTTGAGTGAATAGTTTTGGCAACCGAATCGAGTTCAATGCCTTTTAGTTTTGCGCAGGGCTGTACTTGGTAAGCACCGTTTAGTTTTGCGTAATTGAGTTCTAGTTTCATGATTAAGATAGTTTTATAAGCGGTTTTGATTAGATTTTTCATACTCATTTTTGTTTAATCCAAGTAAGTAAACCAGTTCTGTAAAGTCCCGTTTGTATCAGCCGTTCCCGTGCGGAACGTGCTTCAAAGAAATTTTGCTCAATCGAGACAAAAGAAGCCTCGCAGTTTTCGATGTGGATCAGGATGTACATTTTAGTTTTACTTTAAAAGGTCAGCCTCCGGAAGGGAGTAAACAATCTGATAAGTAAGAACCAGTGCGAGCAATAAAAAGAATGCGAGATTGAATAGTTTGCGGTTCATGGTGTTATTTGGTTAAATGTATAGGTTCAGTTCTTTTTCAATTACTTCCTTAGAAAGTTCTTTGTTTGCAGATAATACTTTTGCAAGTGCTTTTTGATATTCAAAATCATTATCCATTAATTGAAGGACTTTAGAACATGCCGAACTTTTTATATTTTTCATAACAATTATTGTTTAAAACGTTATGTATTTAGAAACCAATTGAGCCAATTCAACAATGTCTATGTTCATTAACCTTGCAATTTGCTCGGGATGTAAGCCCCTTGCGTAATGTGAGATTGCTGTGAGTGTAGGTGTCATAATCGTTTGCCGTTTTTGCGAGTTGCCCGACCTCGTTGTTTATGTGTGTGTTGCTGTTGAACTGATACAAATGTAGTATGCTATTTGTTACTATCCAAATAGATAATTAAGATACTTGTAACAATCCAATTAAAAAGCACAAAATAGGCGAAAGTTATTTGAATATTACTATATTTGGTATATCCCAAATAGCACTATATCTTTGCACTATTATGAGGAACGAAGAATTAAACACAGAATTAAGCAAGCTCAAACGGATAAAGACGCTCGCAACGCTTGCAGGGTACACCAGCCACGAAGCGATGAGGCTATTAATCAAGCAACACAACGCACAATGCACGGTAATAGATGGCGAAGCCTTTTATAACATCGAAGAGCTACCAGCGTTAATAAGAGAGCGTATTGCCCAGGGAAGAATGAGAGCCGTTAAGAAGAAAAGAAATGAGTAATTCGGATAGTACATTTGTGGACGTTCCATCGTTAATCAACCCCCCCTTACCATTTTACAACATTCAATTTATCTTCATCAATAATACAGAACAAAGCTTTTCTTTCTACAAAAGAAATACTTTTTTATTTATTTTAATCTTTTGGTTATTTATTAATTCTTTTTCTATATCTTTGTGTCATGGAATTGAAGAACACAGACGATTTAAGGCTTTTTATTCGGAACACGATACATGAGCAGTGTACAAACGTTACTGCTGTTTCAAGAAAAGCCAAGGTATCACAGCCAAGCGTTCAGAAGTTTGTAAAAGGTAAAAATGGCAAGGCGATTTCAACTTTTACGATGTTTCCTGTTTTGGAAGCTTTGGGGAAAAGATTGATGGTGGACAATGTGCCAAAAGTCACCAAAGAATCGCTTTTATCGGAACTAAGAACCAGAATTGAAGAATACCGGTCAAGTCCAGATCCTAAGCCAAAGTTCAGTACTGATTTGATAGTTCAGTTTTTAGAAGAGGGTTACGATAAATTAGCAACAGTATGAAGGAGCGTGTTTTAAACCTATATGCTGGCATAGGAGGCAATAGAAAGAAGTGGGAAAACGTAGAAGTTACATCAGTAGAAAACACACAGAAGATCGCTGATGTGTATAAAAAACTACACCCAAACGATAATGTAATAGTTGCGGATGCTTACGAATATTTAAAAGACAATTTTGAAAAATTCGATTTTATCTGGGTTTCACCGCCATGCCAAAAGCATTCAAAAATGATGAAAGCAACCAGGCACAAAGTGGCCGATTATCCAGATTTCAAATTGTACGAGGTGATAGTTTTTCTGACTCATTTTTTTAAAGGAAAGTGGGTAGTAGAAAACGTAGTGCCATATTACGAACCATTGATAAAACCAACGGCTAGAATTGGAAGGCATTTATTTTGGGCAAATTTCCCAATAAATGCAGAAGAAGTAAAGCAGCCGAAAGGCTTCATTCAAAAATCAAATCTTAAAGGCAAAAAAGAGATGATGGATTGGCTTGGTCTTCACTTTGACGAAGTCATTTATTATAAAAACAATCATTGTCCAGTGCAAATTTTGAGAAATTGTGTGCATCCTGACTTAGGGGTTGCGGTTTTTCAAAACAGAATTACTGAGCTTGATTTTCATGATAAATTAGCAACAATTTAATTTCTATACATAATGAAAATCTTCGTCTGTAATCTTAATTTTAAAACAACCGAAGCACAAATCAAAGACATTTTCTCGGATTTTGGCGTGGTTGAAAAGTGTACTTTGGTAAAGGATAAAGACACTGGCCGATCAAAAGGATTTGCGTTTGTTGAAATGGTGGATGGTGCTAGACAAGCAATAAATGACTTGAATGGGAAGGAATTGTTTGGTAGGACTATTTTTGTGAAAGAATCCACTGAAAGAACTGCTTAGCCATGCTCGAAGTAGAACTGAACAAGAATTTATCAATTGGCTAAAAGTTGCATAATAAATTACTTACAATATGTATAATCCTTTCACTACAACATTACATGCTTCTGCTGTTGAAAAAGCTACAACAGCATTAAATGCAGCAGTAGATTCTTACGTTGCTAGCATCGCAGCTTTTACAGCAGCAGCAAAGGCTTATGATGATTCGAAAAAACAATATAAAGCTAAACACATTTAAGATGGACATTAAAGAGTCAATAAAAATGCTGGTAGCCAATCCAGAATTAATTTCCTTGAATAGTACTTCTGAAATACAAAGAAAAGATGTGTATGAAGCGATAAACAGCGACATTACACTATTGGATCTTCGTATTGAGGATTTGGATAGAGTTCAAAAAGAGCGTAACTGGGATGTTGAAAATGAAGCATCAAAAGCTATTCGCAGTGAATGTTTGGCTAAGATTGATGCTTTGGTAAATTTCTTCCAAGCGATTGAAAAGATTTAGATTTTGCGGCCTACAAATATCATGGAAATGGTAGGAATAATAACCAATTTAACCCCAAATAATATGTCAGCAGTATCTCAAAAAATAATCACAGATTTAGAATCAGCAGTCGCTTCATTGAAAGAAGATCACGCCAAGTTTGAGAAAGGCAACAAATCAGCCGGAACAAGGGTTCGAAATTTGGCACAAGCTATCAAGGTTTTGGCGCAGGAATTGAGGAAAGACGTTCAGGAAACGAAAAATAAAGGCCAATAATCAGGAAGTCTTTATTTAAGAAAGATAAGGTTTAGGTTTAGTGCCGCAGTTAATTGGAGTTTCTGATTAGCTGCACAAATCCGAAAGGAAATCGTTCATTAATATTTAAGATTTTGTGACAATTCCGGCAAGACCCGAACATGTGCTTGCAAAGGCCTAGGAATAGGGCAAAACTGGATTGTCGCAATAAAATTTGGCTATGTGGCTAGTAATAGCAATTTAAGGTTGAAATGGGCGTTTCTTTATGGATTGTAGGATATGTTGGGTAAACAGAAGTAGCATCCAAAACGCAATAAAACACCGTTAAACAATGCAAACAAAACCTTAAGTCCTCATAATGAGTGCCAACTAAGACGGTGTATAGCATTCTCATAGCTAAGTAATTGAAAGTTTTGGGCGCATATCGCAAGTATGCGAGGTCTGGTTATGTTAGTTCTAAACATTGGAATAGCGAAGCAGCCAGACTCCCAATCTTTTATTAAAAAGTAACCAATTTAAATTTAAGTATATGAAAACAGTAAAGTCGTTAACAATCGCAGTAATCACAATCTTCATGATGTCGTTCAATTGTTACCATTATGGAGACAACCCAACCCCAAACGGAAATAGTTGTGACCGAAAAAGCGAAAAGTTCAAGGATAAATTGCAACGTGTTCCTGTTTGGGATGCTTTTTATTCAGACCCTAACGGACAAAGAATAGATACTGATAGTATATCGAGTTCAACTCTTTACAACCCAACAAGATTCTATTCTAACAGGATTGAAGAAAAGAATTATTTGGGAGCTGTAATTGACACAGGCGTGTTTGTAATACAAGATTGCGGAAAAATACTTAGGGTCAAAACAAATTTATCAATACAAACCGAAAAGGATAGTTTAAACCCAGAAGGCTGGCTTAATTTCAACGTTGTTTACGATTCAAAGGACTCTGTTGTTACGGAAGTTAGTATAACAGGAGTACCGCTTATAAAGTATTTTACTTTGGTAAAGTAATTAAAGAAATTACAATAGTGTGAGGTGGCTTTAAACCTTCCGGCCTGATTGTAATGGTTGTCACGTAGCTCAGATGGTTAGAGTAACATACTAGCAGTGTCTATGCGGTATGGGTCGCAGGTTCAAGTCCTGTCGTGACACCTAAACACAAATAATTAGTGATTTGGATAAAATGAATACTCAAAAAACATCACAAATACTTGACTCCATGTGTGAGTATTATGACATTAAAAAAGAACATCTTTTAAGTAAAAAAATAGATCACGAAACAGTTCATTGTCGAAAAATTGCAATGTACTTTGTCCGAACACTAACTAAAATCTCATATCAAGATGTTGGAGAGGTTTTTGACAGAAATGAATCGGCAGTTTATAAAGCAGTAGAGGCGGTTAAGTGTAGTAAAAATAAATACCTGCTGAGGCAGATTAAAGAAATTAACGAATTGATAAAATGCAAATCACAGGAACAATAGAAAAGATCCTCCCAATTCAGACGGGAGAAGGGAGAAATGGAACTTGGGTAAAACAGGACATTGTAATTAATCAAGGAGGCAAATATCCAACAATTGTTTGTGTTACTTTCTTTGGTACAAAATGCACTCCCGAAGGTTATCAAGTTGGTGAAAGCGTAGAAGTAGAGGTTAATGCTAAGTCAAACGAAAAAGATGGCAAGTATTTTACAAATCTAACTGCGTGGAAAATTGCACGACCTGGTAGCGCAGCTTCTCCGCAAACTTCGAAGCCAGAGCAAAGGAAAGAGCCTGATCCGATTCAAGCACAAGAAGAGGATAAGCTCCCATTTTAACTATGCAAATATGCCCACAATGCAAAGGACGAAGAACAATCATAGACGCTGAGGCTGCAATTTTCACGCTTGGGATGTCTTTGTTATTCAAGTTCAGAGAAGATGACGGCAGGAAGAAATGCCCAACGTGTAAAGGGAGGGGAGAGATTTAAAGCTTACACAAACTTATGGGAAAATCAATTATAATACCAAACGGAATTTTATCAATTTGCGATACGGATTTCAAGTGTCCAAAATGCGAATGCCCACATTCAGAAAGTGATTATTTAGACAGATTGCTCAATAGCAAAAAGAGTCTTATTTACAAGAAATGCAAAGGGTGCAAAACGAAATTAGGAATCACATCTGACATGCGAGGCGATGTTCAAGTATGGCTAAAAGAAGAAGAATCAAAATCATAATGATACAGAAATTCGGGATTTGCACATGCCACAACAAGCATAATCCAATCAATTCAAGAGGGCTGTGTCCAGAAGGAGCCAGAGAAAGACACGAGCATTCTGCGGCCATGAAAAACATGGTGGTCAAAAAAAAAGGAAACGAAAAAGAAATCGAAGAAGATGAAGCTGATAATTCACGAGGAAACACCAAAAAATGGGATAGCCATGCGAGTAAACAAAGAATCATACCTCAAATACCAAGCACACATAGCCAGAAAGGAGCGTCTTCTGCTTTCAAAAAGACCCGTATCCAGCCCTATTCTGAAAAAAAGAAAGAGGAAGATGATGAGTTGGCCAGAATCAAGAAGCAGAAAATAGCCGAAATAGGGAAGAAATGTGAGATGTGCTCTAAACCTGGCGAAGTCGATTTGTTTCACATCATCGGAAGAGGTGATAAAAAGTTCTCAACCGATCCAACAAACCTGCTTCTTTCGTGCCGATGGTGCCACAACGTATGGACCGCAAACGACTGGGGAAAGATCATTAAATTCGAGAACTTCCAAGAAATAATGGATCGGCTAAAATCAATGGACGAAGGCCGTTATTGGAAATTGAAACACAAGATTGACGAATATTTAAGTAATGAAGCAAGGAGAGAGAATACAATGGACATTTGACGAAAATCATCCAGAGCCATTCGACAGCGCAATCAAAGTGATCGACTATTTTGAAGAGGAAAATAATCTTTCTAAGAAGCTTTTCAACCTCGAAGCACTTCTTGAATTCCAGCTTACTCATGACATCCAGATTATTCGCGGCCCCGATTTAAACTACGAATGCTGGATTGATGGCAAGTGTTATCATACATCACTTACGCCAATTCACTGTATGATTATTGGCGTTCATATTTATAAAAGTAGAAATTCATGAATACGGAGGCTTGCAGTAGTGTAATAAAATCCTAATTAATATTTTGTATATTTGCTTATTAAGAAACAAAGTTAAAAAGTCGGTAATGAATAAAATATTGGGATAGTATGGTAGCGGGTAGACCTAGTGATTACACAAATGAAATAGCACTTGAAATTTGCACCGAAATAGCCATTTCCAGCAAGAGCTTAAGGACTATTTGTAGTGCAGAAAATATGCCTAGTGTTAGCTCTGTTTTACGTTGGTTAAGAGACATTGAGGAATTTCGAACACAGTACGCGCGCGCAAAGGAAGAACAGGCCGATTTCTTGGTAGAGGAAATGATAGGTATTGCTGATGATGGCTCAAACGACTTCATGACAGTAGTAAAAGGTGATCAAGAATACACACTAGAAAATAAAGAATGGACAAGCCGTTCAAAACTTAGAGTTGAGGCTAGAAAATGGGCTGCAAGTAAGTTAAAGCCTAAAAAGTATGGAGACAAGATAGACGTAACTAGCGCTGGCGATAAAATAGAAGGAACTACACTGAAAATAGGATATGGGAAATCAGATTAAGATTGATTTTAACCCAGAATTATTCAATGATATTTATTGGCACATCAAACGAGATTTAGCCAATTCTGATATTAGGTACATTTTTTTATATGGTGGATCGTCTGCGTCTAAGACATTTACCTATGTTCAATCCGACATTACGGCTCTTTTAGAAAATAAAGAAGAGAACGTAATGGTGCTTAGGAAGTTTGGGGTTGATATTAAAGACTCTATTTACTCAGATTACGTCAAGATTATAGAAGACTGGGGATTGTCTCAGTTTTTTAAATGCCAAATCAACTATATAGAATGCCTTATTACAGGCTCTTATATCCGTTTCCGAGGACTTGATGATAGCGAGAAGATAAAAGGGCTTGCAAACTTTAAAAGGGTCGTTTTGGAAGAAATGAGCCAGTTTGAAGAAACAGACCTAAAACAGATCAGGAAGCGTCTTAGGGGTCGAAAAAATCAGCAAATAATAGGGTTATTTAACCCAATTGATGAATCACATTGGATAAAGACAAAGGTTTTTGATGCTGAAAAACTTATTCCACAGGAAATAACTACAAACATAACTGAACACTATATAAACGAAAAGGGAAATTTAGTGGTGTATAAGGTCACATATTTAAACAATTACTACATAGTCGGAAAATGGAAAGACGGAATCCAAATAGGCGGTTTTGTTGACCAACATACAATAGATGACTTTGAGAAGGACAAAATAACCGATTTTAATTACTATCAAATTTACGGGCTAGGCAATTGGGGGAAGTTGCGTACTGGAGGCGAATTCTGGAAGGATTTTAGTGCAAATACTCATGTACGATCAAATAAATACATTGATGGTAAATTAGAACTTTTTAACCCAGAATTGGCAGTACATATGTCGTGGGACGAGAACGTAAATCCTTACCTAACATGCTTGTTATGGCAAATACACATTTCAAAAGACGGCAAAAAAACAGCAAAACAATTTGACGAAATATGCTTAGAAGACCCTCGAAATAGGGTAAAACATGTTTGTGCTGAATTTATCAAGCGATACCCTTCTGAAATGGTAAAGGGGCTTTTTGTGTATGGGGACAGAACGTCAATGAAGGAAGACACTAAGAAAGAAAAAGGCGAAAACTTCTTTACTGATGTGTCGATGTATTTGCGAGACTATAAACCTTCATTAAGAATGCAGTCGGTAAATCCTTCTGTTGTTCAAAGTGGTAATTTCATTAATCAAATCTATGCAGTCGAATACGAGAACATATCAATAGAAATAGGTGAAAACTGTAAAAAATCCATATTTGATTACTCATATGCGCTAGAAGATTCAGACGGTAGCTTGAAAAAATCCAAAAAGACCAACCCAATGACAGGCGTGTCGTTTGAAGAATATGGACATTGTAGTGATTCTAAGCGATACTTCGTTACCGTTGCTTTCGCTAATGAGTATGACAAGTATAAAAAGGGCGGTCGGGAAACAACTATCAGAACCGCAAAACGAACAACGCAGGGTAGTTATTGAAACTTACCGTAAAAATGTCTAGTAAATAACTATTGTAACGTAATTGCATACATGGCATACCTACGTCTAAAAGACTACCAACGCTTTATTGACCTCAATCAACTTGACGAGGTTACGGATGAAAACGAATATACCCGTGTTGATGTTGAGCCAACTAGCGAGGAGGAGGCTGCTAGTTATTTGGTTCAAAAATATGATACGGTTAGGGAGTTTTCTAGCCTTGATGTTTACGACCCGACAATAACCTACAAAGCACTTTCTAAAATTTACCTTGATGCTGATGTATACGCAGCTGGTACAAAGGTAGCAAATGAAACATTGGTACTTGGCAGTGACGGGTATGTTTATTTAAACACAAACGGAACAGATTCAAACCCCGTAACCGTCCCTGTTAATTGGACGAAGCTTGGCAAGCAATACACTTTCTTTTACGGAAAATTACCATTTGCGGAATGGGATTGGCAAAAGAGCTATAAGACAAACATAACGATTTGGTATAAAGATCATACGTATACTTCAAAGAATGGATCCACGACTATCGCACCAGATAATGAAGATTTCGGGCCTGATTTTTGGACGGATTTAGGCGAATACACAATTGCATTGAACACTATTACAGACACGTCTAAATGGTCAACTGGCGATATTCGTTGTCAAAAGCTGGTTGAATGTGTAGTTATGCTTACGCTTTACAAGCTATATAAACACACGGCTGCGAGTAACGTACCTGAATGGATTGGCCAATCGTATGATGATGCAATAAAATGGCTTATAGGCGCAGCACAGGGGATGTTTACGCCTCCATTGAAAGAATTGTCTAATTTTGATGGTCACAGAATTAGGATAACGGGGAATCCGAAAAACGTTAATATTTACTAATGAATTGGGTACAAAAGCAAATATCAAAAGCTAGCAACTACTATTTCCCGACAAATGAAGTATCCGCAACGCCTACTGTTCCGACAAGACAGAATGCAAAGGATATGCGTAATTACATCGGAAAGGTTCAGCTTGCAAGGATAAAACAGGACATTCTTACTTGGAGGGATGCTATTCGTGAGGCTGAATTGGGCTGGTATCCGCACCGTGTCAAGATGCAACAAATGTACCTTGATACGACTTTGAATGGACACATATTTGCTTGTCTTGAACGCAGAAAAAACCTAACACTCTTACGAAAGTTTCATATTTGCTCTCAAAATGGAGTAACAAACGAATTGGCAACGGAAATCATAAACAAGCAATGGTTTCGTGAAATTGTAAAACATGTATTGAACGCTCAGTTTTACGGATATTCACTAATCAACTGGAATGAGGTAAAAAACAACGAGTTAAAAGGATTAAAGATTATTCGCAGGGCCAATATTAGCCCAGATCGACTAAACGTTACTTCCTACTTTTACATGTTGTCAGGGCTAAACTTTACGGACGAAACTCTAAAAGATGACGCTGGAAATAAATATGTAGACTGGTCTTTATGGTGTCCAACTCCAAGCGATGACGGAATAAGTACGTGCGGCTACGGTCTTTTGTATCGTGTTGCGCTGTATGAGATATTCATGCGCAATAACATGGGGTATAACGCAGAATTCGTTGAAAAATTTGTAATGCCTCTTATCGTTGGCAAAACAACCAAGACAGAAGAACATGAACGTGACGAACTGGAACAAGGATTGAAGAACCTTGCAAGTTCTGCAGTTGCTGTAATTGACCCGACAGACGAAATAGAGCTGCACGAAAGCAAAAGTTCAGGGTCAGGATTTCAATCTTACGACAACTTCGAAGCTAGATGCGAAAAGAAGGTAAGCAAGATCCTTTTAGGCCATGCAGATGCAATAGACTCAACTGCTGGCAAGCTTGGATCGATGCAAGAAATTCAGGAGGCTTTAGAAGATATTCAGGCAGTTGATGCGAATTTTGTAGAGCCTTTCATCAACGACATTCTTTTGCCTAAACTTAGATTGCTAGGGTTCAACATTCCATTGTCGGACGTATTTAAATTCCAGAACGATTCCGAAATTCAGGAAGAAAGAAAGAAAGAGGATGAAATGAACGCTGCAACCGCAACGATGGTAAAAACATTATCGGACGCTGGTTATGAAGTTGATGAAAAGTACATCACAGAGCGCACTAAAATACCGGTAAAGAAAAAAGAAGTCGTTATACCACCAATCAAGTTAGATAGAAATGTTCAGAACAAACTAGACGAAATGTATGAATTGGGATAAAGCCACGATTGGGCTTTTGATTCGGTCCATTTATGACGGACGGATTGACCCTACAAACCTACCATACAAACTTTACAAAGCAATTGCCGATTATTTGACTAAGGGAGTATTTAAGGGGTTTGGTAAAGACATTTCAGAAACGGCAACCGAAAGCGTAGATCACGAGTTACTTTATAACCTGCGTGAAAACGTTCACATTTTTTCAGGCGCAAAGAC